GGGGGGGGGTAACCTTGTTTATAAATGATAGAAAAATAACCTTGTCGGTGGGGTCAAATAGGTATTCAAAAAACTGGCAGAGACAGACAATGAACTATTCTGACCTTGTTGACAAACTAAAGACCCCTACTAGATCGCTTGAGAGTCTGGCCGATTACATGAAATTGAAAAAATCCCAGCAGGATGCATTAAAAGACGTTGGTGGTTTTGTTGGTGGTGTGCTAAAAGGTAACCAAAGACTTTCACATAATATCGAGTCCAGGGATCTAATTACCCTGGACTTTGATAATATCGCAAGTGGGATGACAGATGATGTTATTAAAAGGGTCCAGATACTAGGTTGTAACTATGTTATATATTCAACCAGAAAGCATGCTAGCTATAAGCCCAGGCTTAGGATAATTATCCCTACAGATAGGACGATTACCGTAGATGAATATGAGCCTATAGCAAGAAAAGTTGCTGCCATGATAGGGATAGAGATGGCAGACCCGACAACATTCCAGGCATCTAGGCTTATGTATTGGCCGAGTTGTTCATCTGATAGCGAATACGTGTATAAGTATGAAGACAAACCATTTTTAAACGCAGACGGTATTCTTAGTCAGTATGCAGACTGGAAGGATGTCACTTGCTGGCCACAAGTTCCTGGGGTTGATATTAAGCAAAGGCACTTAGTAGATAAGCAACAGGATCCTACTACTAAAAAAGGGCTTGTGGGGGCGTTTTGTAGGACCTATGATATATTTTCAGCCATGGATAAGTTTATCCCAGGCGCTTATGAAGATACAGGAAAAGACGATAGATATACCTATGCTGGTGGGTCAACATCGGGTGGTGCTGTTATATACCAAGATGGAATGTTCTTGTATTCTCACCATGCTACAGACCCGTGTAGCGGTCAATTAGTGAATGCTTGGGACCTTATAAGGCTGCACAAGTTTTCACAGCTTGATGAAGAAGCGACTGAGGGAACTCCAGTATCTAAGATGCCGTCTTATGTGGCCATGAAAGAGCTTGTTAGGGTAGATAAGGCAGTTATGTCTAAGCTTGATGAAGAACGCCAGGAAGAGGCCCAGGATTATTTCAGTGATCTAGGTCAAAGTAGAGTAGGTCAAATTGCCGTAAGTCAAGATATAGTGGATAGTGTAGATCAAGTTAAAGAAATAGAAGATAGCAACTGGGTAGAGAAGTTGGAAAAAAACCCCAATACCGGGAAGAATGAAAAGTCAATAGCCAACATCGTGCTAATATTATCTAATGATAGGAATTACAGAGGTAAGATATGGTTAGATGACTTCGCTGGTAGGCTAATGGTTACTTGTCCACTACCTTGGGATAGTGGTGATGGGTCTAGGGAGTGGAAAGATTCAGATGACGCCCAGTTGGCTTTAAGGTTAGAAAAGGAGTACCAGATAACAGGCAAGGATAAGATAGAAACGGCTGTTAAGGTAGTAAGTGATAACAACAAAAGAAACGAAGTAAAAGACCTTATAGAGTCATTTAAGTGGGATGGCGTACCGAGGATACCTACCCTGCTGCATGACTACTTAGGTGCTGAACAGTCCATATATACGTCAGATATCATGAAGAAATCATTGGCAGCTGCCGTTGCTAGGGCATTTAGTGATAGCGGGGTTAAGTATGACTATATGGTTATATTTACCGGTAAACAGGGGATCGGTAAGTCTACCTTCTTGAGTAAGTTAGGTATGAACTGGTTTAGTGATAGCCTGTATAACTTTGAAGGTAAAGAGGCAGCGGAACTTATCCAGGGAACCTTGATTAATGAAGTGGGCGAGCTATCAGCCATGAATAAGTCAGAGACTGAGGCCATCAAGCAGTTTTTATCTAAAACGCATGATATCTACAGGGCTGCTTATGGAAGACATACATTTAAAAGACCTAGAAGATGTGTATTTTTTGGATCAACTAATGCAAGTGAGTTTCTAAAGGATGCCACGGGTAATAGGCGTTTTTGGCCGATAAAGGTGGGCGTAGAGCCTACAAGTAAGAATATATTTAAGGACCTAGACGAGGAAATAGACCAGATATGGGCAGAAGCTTATATTTACTATATATTAGGTGAGCCTCTATACCTAGAGGGCGAGAGTGAAGCCATATCAAAGAAGTTCCAGGAAGACTTTAGGGAGATTGACCCTTGGCAGACAGAAATAGAAGAGTTTCTTGCTATGAAGATACCCAGGGACTGGTACAGCCTTAATATCGGCCAGCAGAGGGCATACGTGCAGGGTAATCTAAAGACAGAAAGTCCATTAATTGATAGAGATAGAGTGTGTATTAAAGAGATATGGCAGGTGTGCTTTGGCACCGATATGAAATATTGCACGAAGAGGGAATCCAACAGGATATCATCAATATTGACCGGATTATCAGGTTGGATTCGACTAGAAAAATCGACAAGATTTGGTTCATATGGAGTGCAAAAAGGTTTTGAAAAAAGTAAGATTTTAGAGTTCAAAATGGTGTAACCATCTATGTAACCATCTATGTAACCATCTATCAAAATGTAACCATCGATGGTTACAAAAAGTAACCAAGGTAACCAAAAAAATTTAGATGGTTACAGGGATGGTTACAAGCTAAAGCAAGTAAATTCAATGCATAGAGTATATATGTAACCATTGTAACCATCTTTTACTAAATAATAATAAAAATATAGATATATAGATATTATACGCGTATATATTATCTATAATATCTATAATTAAGGGTTATATACGCGCGAGGGATAAAGATGGTTACATCTAATTTTTAGGGAGATTCAGAGATGTTAGAAAGAGATGTTGAAAGACGATTAGTCAAAGAAATTAAAAACCTTGGAGGGTTATGTTATAAATTCGTATCTCCAGGAAATGTGGGGGTACCAGATAGGATATTAGTGTTAGAGTCAGGAGTGATTATATTTGCAGAGATAAAAGCAGATAAGGGTAAGTTGACTATGGCGCAGAGAAGCCAGATAAGTAAAATTAGGGGACGACATCAGAGGGCAGTAGTTGTCTATGGAATCCCAGGAGTTGAAAAACTAGTTGACCATATTAAGAGGTCTAGGTATGATTTAATACCGGATGAATTGAGGTGATCAAGTGAGTTTGAAATTACATCCATACCAAGCACATTGTGTGGATAAGATTTTGGAAAATGACAATATAGGCTTGTTCCTTGACATGGGATTAGGCAAGACCCTTATAACACTGACGAGTATAGACAAGCTAAAATATGACAGGTTTTTAGTAAATAAGGTGTTGGTTATAGCACCTAAGAAGGTGGCAGAAGCTACCTGGCAAAATGAGATTGAAAAATGGCCAGAGCTAAACCATTTAAAAGTATCTACAGTGCTGGGGACAGAGAAGCAGAGAATAAAGGCCCTTAATACCACAGCAGATGTGTATATCATAAACCGTGAGAATGTAGTATGGCTAGTGGATTTATATCAGAATAATTGGCCGTTTGATATGGTGGTGTGTGATGAATTTTCCAGCTTTAAATCATACCAGGCAAAGAGATTTAAAGCCTTAAAATCAGTTAAGCCACACATCAAAAGACTTATAGGGTTGACTGGAACACCAAGCCCTAATGGACTATTAGACTTGTGGAGCCAAGTATATTTACTGGATAGTGGCCAGAGATTGGGTAAAAGCTTTTTTGGGTTTAGGGCAAACTATTTTAAGTCTGACTATATGGGTTATTCATATGAACCTGTAGAAAATACAGAAAAGCTAATCACAGATAAGATATCAGATATTTGTATCTCAATGAAGGCAGAGGATTACCTGGACTTGCCACCAGTAACAGATAATATTATCCCAGTTAGATTAACACCTAAAGCAGAAAAGCAATACAAAACTATGGAGCGTGATATGATATTGGCCGTTCCTGATGCAGAAGATATAGATGCCACGAGTGCAGCAGCTTTATCTAATAAATTATTACAGCTAGCCAATGGGGCAATTTATGATGAAGACCATAATTATCACGAAATCCACGACTGTAAGATAGACGCCTTCATGGAGCTTATAGAACAGCTAAATGGCAAGAGTGCATTAGTGTTTTATAACTACCAACATGACCTTGTAAGGCTTCAGGATGTATTAGCCAAGACCAAGTTAAGGGTTAAGAAGCTAGAGGGCCCACAGGACCAACTAGACTGGAATAATGGTAAGATAGATATACTACTTACCCACCCAGCTAGTTCAGCTTACGGACTTAATTTACAGCAGGGCGGAAATCATGTAGTATGGTTTGGGCTTAACTGGAATTATGAGCTATATACACAGGCTAATAAGAGACTTCACAGGCAGGGACAGACTGAAAAAGTAATAATACATCACTTAGTAACACAGGGTACGAGAGACGAGGATGTTATGGAAGCTTTAAGGCGTAAGGAAGATGTACAAAATTATGTACTAGACAGCCTAAAGGCTAGAATTAAGAGAGTTAAGGGGGAGTGATCATGACGCCGAAGAAATACTTAGAACAAATTCAGATATTAGAGACCAAGATAAATTTAAAAAAGGACCAGATTTTAGAGGAAAGAGCAAGGGCCCAGTCGTGTACTGTGGTAATGTCTGAGAGAGTACAAACATCACCTTGTGGCGATAGCCTACCCAACATAATTAATAGGATATGTGAGTTTGAACAGGATATGGACAACCTAATTGATGAACTGATTGACCTAAAACGAGATATAATAGCTAAGCTAGACCAGATGACTAATCCCGACCATATCAGGATTTTAGATATGAAATATCTTAAGGGCAAGAATTTAGTTGAAGTAGCATGTGAATTAAACTACAGTTACAGACAAGTTAAAAGAAAACACGGATGGGCGTTAGAGGAATTCAAGCAATTTATGTAAAGATGTCCCCTAATGTCCCCGTAACATGTGATATTATGGTAGTGTGGAAGTATAAAGGACAGCCAGTAAGTAGTTTCATATAATCTCTAGGGCAAAAGCCTTTTACTTCCACCATTAAATTAGGAAGTTACGAGAACCTCCTTGACTTATATATTTTAAAAAGGACATCCATCTGGGTGTCTTTTTTCTGTGATAAAAAGTAACAAAATACACACCTAAAAAGAAGGGAGGTGAGATCAATGGCTAGAGGGAATTCAATTGCGCAGAGAGTAAATAGAACACCTGGGTCACGTAGAAGTAGAGGACAGGTAGTTAACAGAAGAAACGCAGCGCGAAATATTTTTAGAAATAAATCAACAGGCGGAGCAGGGGGCTAAAACATGAATTCAAGAGTTAAAAATAAGAAATCTCACAGGAAAGTAAATAGACCTCTTCACGAAAAAGGGAAGGTGCGACATGGGGAGAAATAATTTATATTACACTCTTGAAACTGCTTCAAAGATAACAGATAGTGTCCTTGTTGGCTTCAGTGGCGGCAAGGACTCTGTTGTCACCTTAGATTTGTGTATGAAATATTTTAAAAATGTGGTGCCGTATTTCATGTACCTAGTGAAGGGCTTAGAGTTTCAGGAAAAAACAATAAGATACTACGAAAATAAGTATGACGTTGAAATGCTTAGAGTACCACACTTTATGTTATCGGACTTCTTACGATACGGCAGTTTTAGAATGCCAGATTTAGATGTTCCGATAATAAAAACAGTAGATCTATATAACTACATGAGAAATGAGACCGGTGTATATTGGATATGTGCAGGTGAAAGAATATCAGATAGTATCGTAAGACGAGCAATGATAAAAAATAGTGGAACTATAGACAGTAAGAGAGGGCGTATATATCCAGTTGCACAATGGAATAAGTCAAATATCATGAGTTATTTGAAAATAAATAAATTACCATTAAGTCTAGAGAATAAAACTTTAGGCTTTTCTTTTAGGTCATTAATGGGTGAAGATATGATCAAAATAAAGGAATGTTTCCCCGATGACTTTGAAAAAATCAAAAGAGATTTTCCTTTAATTGAGGCATCAATTAAGAAGGAGTTGATTATATGAGCAAAACAGAAAGTTACGAAATGCGGGTAGTTAAGCGAAGTGAAATAAACTTAGCCGACTACAACCCTAGACAGATAGACAAAGAGACCCGCAATAGGTTAAAAAAGGGGTTAAAGAAGTTTGGGTTAGTGACCCCGCTGCTGGTCAATGGGTCCGACATGACATTGATTTCTGGGCACCAGAGGATTGGTGTTATGGATGAGCTAGAGAAATACCCCGATAATGACTATGAACTTAACATATCAGTGGTTTATCTTAGTAAAGAGGACGAAATGGCCCTTAACGTACAGATGAATAATACGTCAATGATGGGTGAATTTGATGTGGCAGGGCTAACTAACATGATTGATCTGGGGGCTAATGTATCCGACTTTGGATTTTCCGAATCTGATATAGATATCATGTTTGGTGACAACCCCGACATTGTTGATTTTCTAAGTGACAGTAAAGAAGTTGAAAAATCGAAAGAAGAGATCCAAAAAGTCAGAGAGCACAGACAGGAGATGACGAAAGAACAGAAAGAGCAAAACTCTGCAAGCTATTATTTTATAGTCGTTTGTTCGTCTTCCGGTGAGAAAAAAGAATTGATGAATAAAATGGGTGTTCCTGAATATGAAGAATTTGTAGACAGTAAATATTTGGATAGATTGAATTAAAAAAAGAGCGCCTTAGCACTCTTTAGATAGATCTAGATTTATTAGACCCAAGTCATGCCAGTATTCTAGTAATGACTCATAATCTTTTATGTCTAGATATTGAATTAAGTGGTCGTCAACATTAAATAATCTTTGTTGGCCATTAATTTTGATAGGCTTGATGTAGCGCAGGTTGTTCAATTTCCATGAATAACCGGTTTTATTTTTTTTAACATCAAAAAGGTTGACAACGGCTATACAGTAACCACTAACTAGCAGACCTTTTGCAGCTTTTGGCAAATTTTTATTTGCATGAATTAAGAGGTCGCCTCTATGTGTGGTTGACCACGATCTAAATTCAGTTTTTTTGTCACCTGAAGCGACGAGATCGGCCCAATCAGGTCTTAAAGAAATGCATTTCACTTAATAATCACCTCTTCTTTTAACAGTATTATATATAATATATCATAAACGTGACGTTTTTGCAAGAGAAATAAAAATAATTGGTGAAAGAGGGTGATCCAGTGCAAAGACCATTTAATAAAAAGCCGAAATTTGATGATATAGTTCAGCCTGAATGGTTAGCATATGTTTGCTACCTCTACAGGGATGAACATTTAACTGATGATGATGTGGCGAAAAAGCTGGGCATAAACAGAAAAACACTTTATGAATGGCGGAAAAAGTCAGATAAATTAAATAATGCCATTAATTTAGGTAAAGAATTGACTGATCAGCAAGTAGAAAACGCCCTATATAAATCAGCTGTATCAGGAAATGTTACAGCTATGATTTTTTGGTTGAAGAATCGAAAGCCAAAAATGTGGTGTGATGTCAACAGAATTGATGTGAACACTGAAAATAAGAAATTTGATGACGTGATAAGCCAGTTAGGTGGTGAGGGACTAGATGAATAAAGATACAATGCCGCTATCACCTAAATATATAGATTTTTGCAACACTGTTACCGGTGTTGATGTTGATATTTTAGAGGGAACAACCGCTTCTGGTAAAACTACAGTTGGCGCAGGTGTAAAATTTATGCGTATGGTGTCTAGATCAAATAAGAAACTTCACATCATAGCAGCTAAAACTACCGGAGTAGCTGAAAAGAACATACTAAACCCAGATTATGGGATTTTAGATATCCATTCTAATGCTGAATACTATGGCAATGGGGACAAGTCTGACAAAATCCCGCATATTAAGTTTGAGGGTAAGATAATTTATATCCTAGGGTATGACAATAAAGAGAAGTGGAAAATGGCCCTAGGTGGTCAGTACGGTTGTGTGTATATAGATGAGATTAACACCGCAGATATAGAGTTTTTACGTGAGGTTTCATCAAGAAATGAATACATGATGGGGACATTAAATCCTGATGACCCGAGTTTGCCTGTGTATGATGAATTCATAAATAGATCCAGGCCGTATAAGAAATATAAGGCAGATGTCCCACTTGAGATTATGGAAGATCTAGAAAAAGTAGAGCCGACACCTAAGTGGCGATATTGGTTTTTTACTTTTAATGATAATCTTAGTTTATCCCCCGAGGAGATAGAGAAGAAAAAAAGGTCAGTACCTAAAGGGACCAAGCTGTATAAGAACAAGATACTGGGTCTGAGGGGTAGAGCGACAGGGCTGGTATTCCCTAACTTTGACAGACAAGTTCATGTAAAATCAGAGAGGTGGCTTAGAAATAGGTTAGATGAAAAGTACTGTAAAGAGCATAAAATAAAGCAGTGGAAATTGGTATATTTTACAGGCGCATTAGATACAGCATATTCAAGCGAAAGCCCTGATACATTTGCTATGAGTTTTCAAGGAATTACTGATTCAGGTGTGTTGATATACCTTGAAGAAGAGGTATATAACAACGCAAAGTTAACGCAGCCACTGGCGCCTAGTGATATAGCGCCTTTATTTTATGAGTTCCTGGAAAGAAATAGAACTAAGTGGGGGTTTAGCCCTGATAACTTTATAGATTCAGCAGACCAGGCCACAATGACCGAAATTAACAAGTTTAGGCGCAGAAACCCAAAGGCGTCTGTGTATAGATTTAATAATGCATGGAAGAAGATGACCATAATAGATCGTATCCATCTGATGTTAGGATGGTTAAACCATGATGATGGCCAAGACCCATACTATTATGTACTTGACCACAACCCACACCATATAAGAGAAATGGAAATCTATAGTTGGAAAGAAGATAAATACGAGCCAGAAGACCGTAACGACCACACAATAAATAGCGGCCAGTACGGTTTTATTCCATATAAATTTAGTATAGGAGAGAGGTGATAAAGTGATCAATGTTATAAAAAATAATACTGATATACCAGTTAATTTGACAGAGTTAATCAGTTTTAATAATAACTGCATTAAAAATAGAATTTGGTATAGAGGTGACCCGTCAGAGTTAGAAGAATTCTTTAAGTCAGCTATTAACTCAGATAGTGTGAGTAAGGCTAGATTTTGGGCGTCTGTCCCGGCCAGTGGTACCATAAGAAAATTCCACAGTGGAATATACGCAACTATTATTGACTCTATCACCGATTTAATATTAGGTGATTATGAGGGGTTACAGGTTGGAGATTTACAGGATGGAAAAAACCAGATATTGGATAGCTGGGAAGAAATAGCCAAGGACAATAACTTTGATAGTGAACTATTCAGAGACGCGATTACTGATACATTGATTGTTGGTGATGGCGTTTTTAAATTTTCTTACGATAAGGAAATTTCGGATTACCCTATTATAGAATTTGTATCGGGTGAGGATCTAGAAATATTAGTAAAAAGAGGTAGACCTGTTGAATATAGATTCTATAGTCACTACAAAAAAGACAGCAGGAATTATAAGCTTGTTGAGTCCTATAAAAAAGGGGCTATTGAGTATAAGTTGGTAGATGAGCACGGCAAGGAAGTGCCAATATCAACCATTGAGGAAATAAAAGACTTAACGGATGTTACCTGGTCGGGTGACTTCTTTTTGTGTGTACCACTAAGATTTTATAAGTCTCCTAAAGACAGAAACAGGGGGATGGGAATACTGGACCGTAAAAGTGATAATATAGATGCACTAGATG